CAGTTGACACCATTATCTAGAAAGGCTTCAAAGAGAGGCACGCGCTTCTCCATGCTTGCAACGCTATGCACATCGCATAGCGTAAATTCACCGTGACCCTTCTCATGATTATACAGATATTCATTCCGCATGTAGCAGGTGAATGTCGGTAGGTTGTGATTTAGATATGACATTAGGTGAAAAACTTCGCTAGGGTGGGCCGATCCTCATCCTGCCAACCGATCACGTCTAGGATCGAACGAAGCGGGTCAAGGAATGCTTTGTCAAACTGCATTCTGTAGTCTATGTATTGACTCACATCAAACTCGGGCGGTAGCATAGATGGGATAGCCAAAACATTCTCACCCAACGTGTTTGGCATCTTAAGATAACAAAACTTAACCTTCTCGCCGTCTTTGATTGTTTGATATGTCTTATCAAGCCCAAGCTGCTTAAGGCGACGATTATATGCAAGGCTCGCACGCACATGAATCGGTATGCCCTTTTCTGCGCGCGAATACTTTGTCAGACCCTGCACGCCGCGAGGGAATGCAACATCTTCAAACGGAAGCTTGTTGAATTGCTCACGGAAAGATGCGACAAATTCTTGAAGGGTTGCCTCATCTTTGTTCATGATGATATCAAGCGCATCCTTAATTGCCTTTCGACATGCGCCTGGCGTTGAAGACTTGACAGCCTCGATACCCATCATCTTTAGCTTTGGCTTCTCATATCGCACGCCCTCAGAGTCATGCACATTGAGAATGTATCGCTTCTTACCAGTCCAGATACCGCGGTCTGCAATAACCTCGCGCTTCATCGACATCTTCTGGGCAAAAGCATTCATATGCTCTTGCAGGCTAGAATAGATGCGATCAATGATAGGTTCAAAGCCTTGCGATGCAGCCTTGTCGAGATAGTTGACAATCTGCTCCTTCGTCGGGTCTTTATCTTTGAACATCTTCTTGATTAGATCATCAAGGGTAATGTAAAGACTGTCAGTATCAACCGCAATCACATAGTCTTTGTCGGTTGTGCCGAGCAGCTTGTTGATATGCTCATTGATCTTGACCTCAGCCCAGCGAATAGAAAGCTGACCACCAACGGTGATAGCTGTGGCTTGATTAAGATCATAGAATCGAAAGTAAGGGTTGCCGATTGCACCGTAAGCTGAGTTTAGCTGAACCTTCTTTGCAAGCTGCATGTTCTTGTATCGAGATACAGCCTTCTCATGCTCTCGCTTTTCTTGAGGTGTCTTGGCCGACTCAACATCTTTCTGAGCCTGAATCATCTTGCGCTTGTATTCGGAGCGACTATCATACATGCGCTCCATCATCTCAGGCAGAAAACCCTGTCGCGCATTACTGAAGTATCGACCGTTGGCTGCAAGACTGTAGCCTTCTCGCGTCGGTGGCGTGAAGTTAGAATCAAGCAATTGATCGACAGTAATATCGACACGATGCTCTCTGTCAAGCATCTCAGGCGAGATGTTATACTGCATGATAAGATGCGGGTACAGAGAGTTCAGGTCGAAAGACAGAACCCATTGATGCGCGCCCACGATGGGTTCTTTGACATATGCGCCGACATAGGCCTCGTCCTTGCTGCCGCCACCAGTCATAGGCACACACACCTTCTTCTTCCACAGGTGATTGTGGATTAGTACATCCCACATCTTAACCTGTGTGAATACGTCGGTGTAGTTGACCTTGGCGTCATATGCGAGTGCGAGAACCATGTCGATAAGCTTCATCTTCTCATCGAGGCGATCAACAAGCTCAACGTCTTTGATGTTATAGTCAATAAACTTTTGATAGTTCTCTTTGTAAAGCTTGTGCAGCGAGCCATATTCAGAATAGTCTAGCTTCTTCTCACCGAGTTCAACGTGGGCGATATGATCAAGGCGATATGACTCTTGCTGCGAATACGTAAACTTCTTGTAGAGTTCAAGATAGTCTAGCGTAGAGACGCCGGCAATATCAACTGCCGTCTGCGTCTTACCCATGATATTGGTCGTGCGCTGCGAGATAAAGCCCCAAGGCGACAGTCGCTTTGCAGCCTTCTCATCTAGCACCTTAGAGATACGATTGACAAGATAGGGAATATCGAAGAATGTGATATTCCACCCGGTGACAATCTCGGGGTGATACCCGCGCTCCCATTCGATCAGAAACGTCTCTAGCAGGTCGCGCTCATCGCGGCATCGAATATATCGCACAGCATGATGCGACGGTCGATAGTCACCGCAACCCATTGCAATGATTTTCTTACCGCGCTTTAGTGTGATAGCTGTGATTGGTTCTTGGGCTAGCTCTGGGGTCGGGAAGCCATTTTCAGAACCGACCTCGATATCAAGATTGGCAATCTCAATCAGATCACGATCATATTGGATTTCACCAGGGTATTCCTCATTGAGGAATGCATACTGGAATCGCGGCAGACCATAGATATCGAAGTTAGATACATCGCTGTATTTTTCGATAAAGTCTTTGGCCTCGCGAATGCGCTCAAATTGCATGGGCTCAACTGCTTGCCCAAACATATTGCGCCAACCAGACTTGGCATGACCACCCTTGGATGGTACGAAAAGAGTCGGCTGATATTTGATACGATCAGAAAAGCGGATACCATTCTCGTAGCCGCGCACGTGAATGGTATCACCGATTTGAAAGGCAAAGGTATAGAATTTTGTCATGCCACCATTATATACGGTTATTACTTGCGTGTAAAGGGTACAATGTTCTCGTTTTTAGGCAACTCTTCTGAGTCAAGTTTACCATGATAACCCGTGGTCATTTCATTATCCGGATCGTATATAAAGAGAATATTTCTCTCATAAATTTTTATAGCTTTGTTAGACGTAAATGGGATGTAATCAGTTATGCCTACTGATGGCGCGCCTGCACTATTTGTCATGCCAACTAGTAGTCCTGGATTGAAGAGAGTCCATGCTCGATCTGATTCCTCAAACCGAGCATGGGAGATAACGTCTTCACCGGTGATCAGCTTTAGACCGATCACCGGGTACTTCTTAGGCATTAGTGATCGCCTAGCACACCCAGAATTTCATGGTAGTGATGCTCACGATCTGCGAGACCAAGATCGCCACCGTTGACAAGCTTTGTCATCTTACGAACATCACCAGTGTCAGCCACTTCATTCAGACCACGAGACTTCCAGAACCAAGCGGCCGAACGAGCAGCACCCTCAGGCGTTTCAAGATATGACGGGTCGGTAGTTAGATCCTTACCGAGACCCTGACCGCATCGCGTATAATTGCTACGACCTGTTAGCTGAATTAGACCGCGACCACGGAAAGCCCAACCGTCGCCCTCATTCACGTTACCAAGATTCTTTGCACCCCATGCACCACCATAGATGATGTTTGCGATGCCTTCCTGATTAGCGGGCTTCTTAGTCGCATCGTCACGACCAACCTCAGCCGCCTGAGCAGCGGTGATACGAGAACCAAAGAGCGCAGTTAGGGCCGCGGCCTTATAGTTTAGATTTTCCTTAATGGCCGAAAACTGCGCGGACTCATGCGCCGCCTGCGACAGAAACCCAGCGAGGCGCTTAGGTGTATTAATCTCAAATTCCTCGCAAGCTGCGATAAGCGCATCTGCATACGCATTGAGATTATTCGGGTTAGCCTTGGGGAAGCACTTGCGTAGGGTTTCTGCTGTCAGCATTGGTTTCTCCTTAGTGACGAGAGTTTAATTCATCAAGACGGGCCTGAAGCAGTTGACGCTGCTCTTTGGCAATTCTGTGGTCGGCGAGAGTATATGCAACTTCACGACTCATGCGCCACTCTGTATATATCACAGCAAATCTATCTGCGAAAGTTTTAATCTTCTCTAACATCTCTTTCTCCAATAAGAAAGGGGAGAGGCTGAACCTCTCCCCTGAGTTGGGCTGATTTAATCAGCCGTTTAGTTGTTGGTTTTCTGTTGATGGATCTGTGATATCCACCTTGCGAGGCTTCTTATTATCGGGGATGATATTCTCCAGCCACACCTTCAGAAGACCGTTAACCATCTCAGCATTCTTCACCTCAATGGTGTCAGCCAGATGAAATTCACGGCGGAAGGCACGATCTGCAATTCCCTTGTGAAGGAATGTCGGACCATTCTCATCGTTCTTAGCATGGCCACGAATCAGAAGCTTGTTGTCATGAATTTCAAGCTCAAGGTCTGAGCGACCGAAACCGGCAACAGCAACTTCGATCACATACTTGTTATCATCAACCTTGACGATATTGTAGGGCGGCCAACCTGGAACAGCCTTAGCTAGGCTCTCAGAAGCCTCAAACAAACGTTTTTGAATGTCATTGAAACCAATTGCATACGTGTCCAGCTTGGACAGATCGGGAAAATAAACCATTTAGTGTCTCCTTGAATAAGCGAGATTGATATAGACAGCACCCTCATCTGAGCAATGCTGTCTATATTTAGCAACTAATCACCCTTCTGTCAAGGGCAACTCATTCATTTCTGGTAGAAGAAATGAGAGATCAGGCGGCGAATATGTCTTAGGCTTTAGCACCTTACCATTTGCATCCTTGATAATCTTACCGTCAACAAACTTGCTCATGTTCGAACGATGCACTTCAGCAAAGCAACGATCCAGATCAATACCGTATGCATGACCCGCACCATAGATCACATAGAGTAGATCAGTTAGAGCATCAGCCACTTCTACAATATCTTGATTAAGCATGGCATCACCAAGCTCACCAAGCTCCTCATCAATCAACTTAAATCGTAGAACCTGAGTATCTTGATCAGGCCACACTGGAGTCTCATTGACTTGCTGCTCACCCGAGCGCATGAAGTCAGCAACCATAGTAAAATTTGACATAATCACTCCTTTACATTATTACCAATAGTAGATTGCAAGAACCACCCGTGCTTCTTATGCGAAGCTAACCGACCCGCAAGAAAGTCGGAAACATCATATGCACCAGCATTCTCAGCTGCTTCATATGCAGTCTTAATCGTCATGATAACCTTTTCATTATCAAGCGATAGATTCATAAGCATCGTTCTAGCATCAGGTACTGTGTCTAGTTCAATCAGCGTAGTTAGCTGTCTAAAGCGATTCAGACTACCCGGCGCATATGCGCCTGATGATCGAATGAATTCTGCAAGTGGGTCAATTGCACCACTCACGTCACCATAGATCAGACCAAATAGCTCATGATACTCTTTGAAGTTCGGACCCTGCACGTTCCAATGATAGAACTGAGTCTTTACGCCAAATACAAACGTATCCGCCAGAGCGACCTTAAGCGGTTCGATAAAATCAGCCATCAGCTACCCCTTTTCTTTCCGATGGTATACTTTGCTTCTAGAACCCAGTCAGACTTTTCCTTGTGAGAAAGCACCTTGATCTGTGAGATAGGCGCGATCTTTTCTTTCGTCATGTCTGGGTTCACAACCTCAACCAGACCCCATTCCTCTAGAAGATTGACGATGGTGTTTCGACGCATCTCATCTTCTTCTGCAAAGTTGGTTGGCTTACCGTCGAGAGCAAATAGCTCCTTGAAGTGTACGATAAAATACCTACGCTGCTTATGAAGAATGTGGCATGACTGATAAAGAGTCTGGTCCTTGCGAGAAGCAACACCAATGCGAGTGAGAGTTTCCTTAATCTTTAGGAAATCCTCAGGGTTCTTCAGTCTTACTTCTACCATTTCTGCTATATCTATCATCAGCTCCACCCTTCTTAGTCCTATCATGGATTACGGCGAGCTGGTTGGCAGTTAGGACAGTAAGATAGTCCTTAGCTCGATTGTAATTGCACTCATAGTATTCCATGACGGCTTTAATATCGTTGTCATCAGAAGGCTTTGGCCACTTGCTTGATTTGCGGCGTCTAGACCTCACTGTATTTATGAGATAGTCATGTTGTAACAGGTTATCTAGATGCCCACGCTGGTTCATCTCGTTAGCATAGAGTACCGTATCGATATGAAAGGACAAAGCCTTGTTCACCAGAAAGGGAACATAGGTCTTGTCCGCTACATCATTAGTCTCGCCTCTGAAGTAATCGTGCTTGGACTCAGCAACGGCTTTGACGATATCAAAGACGCCGAGCTTTGCATCTTCGCTCATTTCCACTCACAATCCATCATGATCTGCGTCAGGCAGGCTGCAAGATTGATTTCAGGATTCACAACAAAGGCAGACTTGTATTGGTAATCAGCTAGAATCAAAACCAGATTAGGAATGCTGCCCGGCTTCATGTAGTCATACGCACTATCATAAAGCTGACGATAGACAGTATTCTGATCAAGCGTAGCGTTCTGCCCAACCCACTGACGCATCGAAGTGAAGTCCTTTTCTCGCAGCATCTTCACCAGAGCCTGAAGGTCGGTATCGGTGATGTTAGCGAGAACACCAGCGTCAATCGTACCCTTAGTAGAGTACCGCTGAAGCTCGTTAAGAACCCTGCGCCAGTCAGGGAAATACTTCTTGATAACCTCTGCAACGATCTTCTTATCGAATTCGATATTCTCTGTCGTCAGAATGTTGCAGGCGCGCGACATAAACTGCGCTGCAATGACGGGCTTATCCTTACCGCCGATCTTGAAATCGATAGTCGAGCATCTGGAGTGCAGAGGCGCGATGATCTTATTCTTGAAATTGCATGTCAGAATAAAGCCGCAGTTGTGCGAATACTGCTCCATAAAATTTCGAAGAGCAGGCTGAGTGTGATGAGACAGATAATCAGCCTCATCGAGGATCACATACTTGCGCCCACCCCAGAGCGAGACTGTCGATGCATACCCAAGAATGCGAGTCCGAAGGGTATCAATGTTACCGTCCATCGAGCCGTTGATAATGATATAGTCGGCACCGATTTCTTGAAACATTGCTTTGGCTACGGTAGTCTTACCGATGCCAGCCGGACCAGAGAGAAGAAGGTTCGGCACAGTCTTGTCGTCTACAAACTTCTGAAATGTAGCCTTCAATTCGTCAGGAAGGATACACTCAGAAATAGTCTGAGGTCGATACTTCTCGACCCAAAGAAATTCACTGTCGGTCATCTCCATGTTCATCCTCATCATCATCATTTAATGTATCGGTGGCAAGACTATCGGCGATGTTATAAAATATCATCGCCGCTTGATCAGTACCTAAACTTTTCACATAACCCTTGGTAACCACTGCTGCCAGGGCCGCAAGTACTTCAAGCTCGTGACCTTGATTATGGGCTGACTCCACTAGTTTGTGGAGCCAGATCATAAGAGTGGTTGTAGAAACCTCGTTCACTTCTTCGGAGTCGAACACGCGACCCAGTATTCAATGTCACCAGACTTGGACTTGAAGTGAGCCATACCATTAGTCACACTCACATCATAGTCGCGCGGCAGAAGCTTGAGGTTTTCAATCGCAAACACTGCCTTGTAGTCATTCGAAGCATCACCGACTTCATATTCAGTATTGTCGGAGATGTCCTCGAGGACATTGGTGCCAGAGAGATACGACTTACCGTTCTTGCCATAGAGAAGAACGTTCGGCAGCCCAAGCCCGGCAGTCAGCTTTAGCACCCAATTGAGAGCTTCATTGCTGATGGTGAACGTGGCATCAACACTCGGAAGCTTCGGGTCCTTTACAGGCGGGTGCGTGACAGTTGCGATACCGCCGTGAAGGACCCGCGTGGCTGCACGCGAATTGCTTACGACAGTATGCTTATCCGTAAATTCAAGATTCGGACTGTCATAGGCCGTAAGCACCATGATAAACTTTGTCAGGTCATTGATCGCACATTCGATCGGGAATGTCTCTTTGACGTTAGCCGAAGCCAAGATGGTGCTCTTGGAATGGATCGTTCGAAGATTATTACCCGGGCGAATGAGAAGCGATGGGTTGATGGCTGCAAAGTTCTTCAGGATTTCGATAGTTTCATTTGAAAGTTGCATGATATACTCCACTGTTTAGAACATGACGATTATACACTAATGCTTTGAAGGTA